GGACTGCACATGCGAACGCAGGATACATTAGGGGTAATGAAATGACATCGAAAAAGCTAAATCTGGCAGGGTTGAGACAAGAAACGATTTTCAAACGGAAATCCGTTGACCGTGATTACAAGCTGGCTGTCCGTGGCGAGAGTGCGGCGCAGGCAATAGGTGACATTCCCCATGGATGTGAGATATTCGGATTCACGAAGGGACAATTTTCGTGTATCGACGTCATAACGCATTGTCTGGCCTATACCGGACCTGCTGATGTGTTCATCGCCACGTGGAGCGCGGCGGCGGGGGATATCCAACGGGCACATAGGTTTTTGCAAGATGGCCGAATCCGTTCAATACGGTTTTTAATTGATTACTCTTTTCAGAGCCGGAAGCCGGAGTTTTGCCAGGAGTTAATAGCGGCTTTTGGTGAGGATGCAATCCGGGTGACCGTGACACATGCGAAATACATTATGATCCGCAATGAGACGTGGAACCTTGTGATCCGAACGTCGATGAATTTGAACTACAACCCGAGGTTCGAAAATTTCGAGATCTCGGATAGCAAGCCGTTTGCCGACTTCCATCAGGCTATCATCGATGAGATATGGGAGTCACAGGACGCTGCGGAAGGATTTGAGAACCGACCGGAAGATAATAAACAAACGTTCAGGAAAAACTTTCAGGAACAATCTTCGATATTCGGGGAGGACATACCAGACGGAAGGGATATATACGATGGCTAAACCAGGATCGAAACCATTACCAACCAAAATTAAGATGTTAAGAGGCGGGAGGAAGACATATCACCGCGCAATGCCGAAAAACGAACCGAAACCGAGAAAATATAAGAGGCGTCCGGCGATACCATCCGAGATAAAGGATAACAAGCTTGCGCGAAATGAATGGGTCCGCGTTGCGGGGGACCTTGGCGAAGCCGGACTTTTCACCATTATAGACCGGGCTGCGCTGATGGGTTATTGCGTATGCTATGCGACATGGGTTGATGCCACTCGGCAAATCCAGAAGCACGGCGTACTTGTCAAAGCGCAAAACGGATTTCCGATGCAGAGCCCCTACCTGTCGATCGCTAATAAGGCGCAGGGTGAAATGAGAAAGTGGTTGGTTGAATTCGGCATGACACCGAGCAGCAGGAGCAGGGTAACGGCGGATAAACCCCAGGAAGAGACAGACCCACTGGCCGAATTTATGAGAAAGGGCTGGTTAAAAGGCATGAATAAAGACAAAGGAGCGAAAGGATGACGAACGAGAATAAATTCCATGCGTTATCAGGAAAAACCAAACAGGCACCACAACAACAACAACCGATAAAATTGAATGTAGACCCGGGCACGTTGCCGGATGTTACCTGCGAGTGTGGGAATAGTACATTCATTTCGGGGATTAGGATCAAGAAAGTTTCCGCATTGATATCGCCGAACGGCCAGGAAGCATACATACACATTGCGGTTCCGCTCTGTGCCAAGTGTTTTGTAACGCTGCCGGATAGGCCGTGACCCACCCTGCGCTGAAATACGCAGATGATGTTCTGTCGGGCCGGATACTGGCCTGTAAATGGGTGCACCTTGCCTGCCAGCGGTTCATCGACGACCTTGAGCGCGGCCATGATCGCGGCCTGTACTTCGACGAGGCCGCTGCCGACCATGCCCTTGAGTTTTTCGGGCACCTGCGGTTGTGGAAGGGGAAAGAATACAAGGGATTGCCGTTCTCTTTGGCGCCGCATATGCAGTTTATAGTCAGCAATATCATGGGATGGATGTGGGAAAAGGATAATCTCAGGCGATTCAGGACCGCCTATATTGAAATGGGCAGGAAAGGCGCAAAAACCACCTTCGCCGGCGGTCTTGGCGCCTACTTCCTGGTAGCCGATGGAGAGGAAGGAGCCGAGATCTATACCGCCGCTGTCAAGAAAGATCAGGCGAAATTAGTATGGACGAACATTAAAAACCTGACAAAACGATCCATATTCGCCGAGCTTATTACCTATTATACACATAATTTGTCGGTTGAGAGTACATGGAGCAAGTGTGAGCCATTATCAAGCGAGACAAAGTCTTTGGATGGTCTGGATACCCACTTCGCTTGTCTGGACGAACTACATGCCCACCCGACCCCGGAGGTCCACGACCTGATAGACGATTCGACTGGGGCCCGGAGTCAACCGTTGATACTCATCATCACCACGGCGGGATTCGATCAGGCCGGGATTTGCTACCAGCGAAGGGAATATCTGACCAAAACCCTGAAGGGTTTCAACGATGACACCTTTTTCGGCATGATTTTTACCCTGGACCGGAAAAGCGATTGGCCGGCACTGCAGACCACGGAGGAACACAGGAAGGACACCATGGGGATCCAAGAGGATGATTGGACCGACGAGGATTTATGGGCAAAAGCCAACCCTGGATTGTGTGGAATTACGAAAAACGGTGTGAAACATGGAATTAATGGCAATGGTGAGCAGGTCCCAGGTTACATGACCAAGATTGAGGACATCAGAAAAAAGGCGAAGTATGCCAAGGAGATGCCAGCGGCGCAGAATAATTTCCTTTGCAAGCGTATGAATATTTGGACATCTCAGGCTACGAGGTGGATTGATTTGGCGTTGTGGGACGAGAATTATACGGGGGAAATCTACGAAATTGAAGGTTGACCGGCAAAAGGAGGGAGATGAGTATGGGCAAGGAGCCAAAAGAAATAAAGATAAAATTCACTGAATCAAAAACAGCGTTCAGGAATATAAATGGCATTAATATTACCGATGAAGAACAGAGAGAGAAAATATACAAAAGAGTTGAATTTGTTCATAAATATTGCCGTGGAAACGGGTGGGATTTCTTAAATTTAACTACCGAGCAGATAATGAAAATCAGAGATCAAGATGAATGGAAAAACCCAATAAATGAAAGTTAACTGGCCTGCTACAAGAGAAAAATACAGAAAACGTTTTTGCGTTGCTGGTATTGATTTGTCTAGCGTTGATGATTTTACCTGTGTGGTTTATTTATTTCCATACGATGATGACCGCCAGCAAGTGGACGTTTTGATGAGGACATTCTGTCCTGAGGTAAAAATATGGGACAGGAAAAATAAGTTCAGAGACTTATATCAAGTATGGCAGCGGGAAAACTGGTTACAGGCATCTGAAGGGAATGCTGTGGATTATGATTTCGTGCGGCATGAGATAGTGCAGGATTCCAGGTGTTTTGAGGTCGGCCTGATAGGTGTTGACCGGGGTTTTGACGGCATAGGGTTCAGCATTGCGCTTGGGAAAGATCTGGGCCACAGTGAAAAAAAGCCGATAATCATTACATGCACCAATCACCCCACAAAGATAGGCCCGATTTGTCAGGAGTTCGAGCGGCGGTTGTTGGAAAAGAAAATAAACCATGGCGGGAATCCGATATTACGGTTTATGATAGATAGTGTGGCCGTTCGGATCGATGCGGATGGTAACAAGAAACCGGACAAAGACAAGTCGCAGGGGAAAATAGATGGGGTTATCGGTATGTTATATGCTCTTGATAGGCTTATGCGCTCCAAGCCTAAACCGAAATTGAAGATGCCATTTGTGGCATAATATGAAAGGGAGGTATGGGAAAGGACAAAAGAACATATGAAAGCAGGAAAACAGAAGTAATCCAATGTGTTATCTGCGATAAAACAAAATATGTAACTAAGCAGAAGCTAAAAAATGGGGCGAAATATTGTTCTTTACAATGTGCGGGGATTGCAAAAAAGGGAACACAGAGAACACCGGAAGTTTACAAGAAAATGAGCAAAACATTTTTTAAGAAAGGTCAGCGGGTATCAGTGAACACTGAGTTTAAAAGAGGGCAAGCCTCTGGTCATAGATTTCAAAAAGGACAGGTAGCATGGAATGACTCTGGAACCATTCTGATTTGCCCTGAATGCCAACAGGAATTTAAATGCAAACCAAGTAGAAAGAGAAAACCATTGGTAAATGTTTTTTGTTCAAAAAAATGTGCGAATAAGTTTTCTTATCGAGGGGGTCCCCTTGCGGCAAGGCTAGAGTTAAGAGATGCTTATGTCAGGAAGGCAATCCTATCTTGCAGGAGTGGTGGTATGTTTGAACGGAAGGATATAACCTATGAGATGATAGGGTTAAAGCGTCAAGCCTTAATAATGCATCGAACCTTTAAAAAATTCATAAAATGGAGGGAAAGGAATGGGAACACAGATCACGGAGATGTTTAGGCAAAGTAACGCCAGGATGAATAGAATCATGAAGGGCGAAATTAAAGTGGAAGAAATCGCGGCGGCACAGCGGGAATTTGAAGGGCAGATAAAACTAATAAATTCTATAGTTTCGGCGTTCGGGATAATGTCGAAAACCAAAAGGGCGAGGGCAGGGTTGGAGCGTATGAACCTCCTTGACGACACCACGGCCATTGATCTGGGACTGGGAGATCCAGGGCTTGATAAGGTGAGGTGTGCGGAACAAGGTGGGAATCTTATATCAAGGGATGAATGCCTCGATTATTCAGGGAACCCCGGTCATTATGAAGACTGCAAGGTCTGCATAAACTTTTCGAAGAGCAGGGAAAAGCTCGTAGGGCCTGCACTCCACATGGCATAACAAAGGCGTTTCAATCCCCGCGGCCGCACGGGGAGCGACAGGGATCATAGGGAAACCCGATACCTCCTATAGGAAGATCCCGACGATAACCGCCACCCATACGAAGGAGGTAATCAGATACGACAGGTAAAAGCGAACTAAGCAGCCGGGGGCCTCAAAACCCCGGCTAATGATGTGATTATAAAATTCTGTAATACTTCCCCCATGATCTGCGAAGATCACAGGGCACGTGATGCGTTTGCATCAGGTCACTATCGTCGACGGCCCAATAGTGAGGCCGTTCCGGCCATCTTCCACCGCCGGAGACCTGCCCAGTTACCCAGGCCGTTCCGGCTTTCAATTTCTTCACTAACTTTCGAAGCTTGTATTCCGATGTAATAATCATGGTGTCACTCCCCTTCCAGCCCCAGATCCTCCAGGGCTATTTCAGTGTTTTCGGACAAATTGAGACCATACCGATCTTCCAACG